GCAATTTTTATAGACATCATAAATATCACATCCTTATGAAACACTAACACCTAGCTCCTGGCATAGTGCTTTTTGCAATACCTTAGAAAAATTTACTTTTCTGGCCATTGCTACATCATTAAGCCACTGGGGAATAGTGAGGGTTTTCTTAACGGCCTTATTGAAATGCTTGGCAGCATAAGCCTCCACATCAACAGAAACCATATTAGCAAAGCGGGGAACGGCTCGCTCCTCATCAGTATCGTCCTCACAGTAAATATCCAGCTTATCAATAGGAGTAGGAGCGGGAACCTCATTGCCATCCAGCTTCTCAGAGAATAAATAACCAGCCAGGCAGTCAACAGCCATTTCCATAGCTTCCTGCATATCATCGCCACAGGTAGACAGATGATTAAGGTCTGGGAAAACTACAGAAATACCATTTTCTTCCTGATAGAAAAGAGCAGGATAAACACTCAACATATAAATCATCCTTTCAGATAGCATTTGCCGGACTTACAGCCCGGCCTGCTTAAATATAGATTTCAGGGTTTTAGTTGACAGGTCTTTAGGTTTCTTGTGAAAAGGTATTGTAACCTTGCCAGATTTTTCATGGTGTTTGTAATGATGGTGTGAGCCTTCTATACTAACCAGATACCAGCCATCTTTTTTTACAATTTTCTCAACTTCCTTTGGTGTCATTACCAACCCTCCTTACACATTTATTATAGCATAATGATACGTATTAATCAAGCACGTATTATTGTTTAGGGCAAATAAAAAAGCCGAGATTGAATCCCGGCTTGGCCCCCATATCGCAAAAGCGACCTTGGGCAGCTCTGTTAGATACATTGTATCTTACCGGGTAAAAATATGCAATAAAGGGTTTTATAATACCTTTTTTCATAGCAAAAACTCTTTCCAATTCTTCGTGGAACAAAAGAATGTCGTCTAGCAGTAATTGAATGTTTTCAGATACTTCATTCATTTATTCTCCAGCTCCTTGTATAAATTGTAGTTGCGTTTTAGGATAGCTGCAGAAGCCTGACGGATACGCTGAGCCAGCTCCGGAGAGTTCCGACTGGTAATTACGTGTGGCTCTACCTGTGGCTTGCTTTCCTTTACTACATTTTTCATAATGATACTTCCTTTCAATTAGCCGCCCTGGCAGGGGCGGCTTTTTTGTTAGCTAATTTCTTTTGCTTCTTTGGCGGTGCTTCCAGAGGCGGATGCTTGTTGCTCCGCTTCTTCTGCTTTAATCTCCTGGAATAATTTATAATCCTCTGGAGATACGGTAAGGGTAATCTGTGGCTCTGCCGCCGGCTTGGCATCTTCAACGATGGCCTTGGCCAGCTCCTTTACATAGTCGCTGATAGTCTGCCGGGCATCTTCTGGCAGTTTCAAGTACATCCGCATAATCTGATCCTCAACATGGTTAAGGTGATATTCGTCCCGTACCTGGTCCAGAAGATTCTTGGGAATATCTACAGCTTCCCTCGGGCCTTGGCCATTGCGGAGCCAATCCTCATTTACATGGAAAGTATCACATATCAGTCGGATATTCTGGTCAATGATAGTGCTATCATCTTTTTCCATCCAGCTGATAGCACCTTGACCAAGACCAATCTTGGCGCCAAACTCCTTCTGATTCAGCTTCATATCTTTACGCAAGCTCTTAATTCTCTGATTGATAGTCATGTACTTCACCTCCTTTTATTTAATTATACTAATAGTTTGTAAAAAAATCAATATCATATTGACATAAACTAATGATTAGTGTATTATAAAGACATAGAAACAAAAAATTAGTATTTTGGAGGTGAACAAAATGGATAAGCGGTTTATAGAATTTTTGGAACAGCTTTCCAAACTGCCAGAGGAAGTACAGGAAAAGGTACTGACCTACACCCACGGCGTATATGATGCCACAATGGCCGTAACTAAGAAGAAGGAAAACAAGTCAGCGTAAATGTAAAGCAGATAAGAAAGGATGATAAAAAATGACAACCATTATTATTGTATGCACCATCGCAATTATCACAGTAGCCGCCCTCAACTGGGCCAAGGCTAGAAAAGAAGCCTATGAGGCCAAGCTCATGGAAGCAGCTCAGAAGGTATTGGGCGACAAGTACGACGACAATGCAGACTCTGACATTTGTAAAATCTACAGATTCATTGGCGAGGAGTACCTGCAGGTACAGAAGAACACTCCAAGTGAGCTGTACCATCGCAAGAATATCACCTGCGCTATCATGGCCATTCAGGAGCCAGGGGTTATCAGAAGAGAACTGTTAAAGATGTTGGATAGAAGGGAGCTGGCAAGATGAAAACAATCATATTAGAAATAGACGAAACAAAAAAAGCTCATCTATTTAAACCGGACGATATGGCGCCTATGGAGGCTATCAACCTATTAACCGCCGCCGCAGCTTGGTACTACAAAGAGTACCACGGCATAAGCTCAATTAACAGGGCAACTGAGATGATGGGAACAGAGCTTATACAGTCAGTAGCCGGAAGAACCTACAGAATGTAAAGCAAAAAGGAATTGGCAATATGAAAGATGAAAGAGGTGAGAAAGATGAATAAGAAAATCTATGAGGAATATAAGATAAAGCGCCAGGAGCTTCGGGCAATGGAGTGGATGTCGGCTCAGAGAGAAGCAGAGCTTCGCCGGATGGCTCATGACTTTGGCCAGATTGCTGAAAAGCTGATAAGACTCTATACACCAGAGGAAAAGGATCAGAATACGAAAGTGAAGCTGGGAAGCACTGCATGTTGTGGGGCGTTGTATTGCCGGCTTAGAGCTGACAAATTGAAATACAAGTTGGATCAGCTGCACTATTCATTGAGATTGGATACCCTCCGTAAGATTGATGATGCCAAGTGGGGAAAGTGAAATATAGCCCCGCCATCCAGCGGGGCTAGCCTGTGGCAGAGCAGGTATCCATAGTTTAGACTGCACCCTTGCGCTATCACGAGGGGATAAGTATTGTGGCTTTTGTCGTGTTTTAAACACAATACTGCTATGGGTGCCTGCTGCGCCCCAGGCGCACACACTTTGGTCGGTGTGTTGAGTAGGAAATGAGTTGAGAAGGTAGAAGGGAGTGTAAGAAATGTCAGAGTTTTCCGTGGTTGATGTGGCAGAGGGGGATCGCCTTATTTCTCAAAAAGAGGCGGCAGCCCGTCTGGGTACAAATCAAGCTTTTATAAAAAAGTTAATAGACACATCGTTGTTGCCCTGCATACAGTTTGGCAGACACAAGCGCATCAGTATCTATGTGCTGACTGAGTTTATTCGGGAGCACCAGGGAGATAATTTGCATACTATCGTGGCTATGAAAGAAGGCAAGTAAATGGGAAAAGAATTTGTGTATATAAGGGCAGTAAGAATATTGGTGCCAAGGAAGCTGGTAGAAGCCGGCCGTATCTATGCCATTAAGCGCTGGGCGGAGAAAATGGGCGAGATAGCCCGAGATATGGAAAAGCACACAGGCATAAAGATAGCTTTTCATTTGTGCAATGACTATGTGTTTGTTCTCTGTCGTAATGACTTAGAGGCAAGATTGGTTTACGATTTCCTCCAGGAAAAGATTGGTGAGGAAATTGACATAGCCAGGGCTTTTCCACAAATCTCAAAAGAAGATTACGAAAAGCTGTGGGGAGCATATGTTCAACACTGAGTATATTCTGCCACACAGTAGACGCTTCCAGTTGAGACTGCACCTGTTAGGGCAACATTGAACAGTACCCTCCCTTAGCAGGGATAAGCGCTTCTGCTTTTTTATACCATCCTTTCTTAGAACGCTGCTGGAGGTGCCTATTGTGTGGCAGAGTAAAGGGAAATATCATGCTAGCCAGCATGGATATAAGGCGGATGAAATGGTAGAGAAAGGGTTGGTGACATTTATATGAGAAAGTTTATTGCAGGTGTGGCACTGATAGTTTCTGTGGGCTTTCTGGTGGGGTGTTATGATGGCCCCCAGAAGCTGGTAGAGACTACATATATTGTTAGAGAGGGTGATACCCTGCGGGATATATCCGAAGCGTACCTGCCTCTCAATACAGGCGGGCGCCGTTATATCTTGGAGTTTGAAGAAGGTATAGTGGAACTCAACCCAGAGCTCCAGCAGGATAGAGGCAAAATCTACCCTGGCCAGGAGATTAGAATCAACTACTGGGTAAAGGAGTAGGCTTATGCTTTCAGATAGAGCTGTAACATGGCTAGGATTTCTGGCTATGTTATTGATAGTTTTGTTTTTATGAACAGGAGGTTTTCATTGTGGATAAGAATGTGGATAAAGCACGGGAGAAGCTGGAGCAGGAGAAAATTACTGCCGGCAGTGCCCAGGATAGAATTAAAGAGTTTTGCCTACTGTGGCTGGAAGTATCAGACAAGGCTGCTGAGCTGATACTGGCAGAGGATAAGACCATTGCCAAAGCATATAGCTTTATGAAAGAAAAGGCCAGGCAGAAGAGAAGCGGAGCAAGCTGTGTATGCATACCGCCGGAAGAAGCTGCCGAGGTAATTCTGGAATATTTCGGCATGAAGAAGGATGAAGCCCAGCAGGAGCTGAAACATGGATTGATGTACAAGCTGATGATGGCGGCTATTAAGAAGTACAAGCCATATGGAACATCGGAGTCGGCGGTGGAGAATCCGCATCCGGTTGCGGAAGTGGAGGAAGCAGAGGAAATAGGGAAAGATGCGGCAGTAGAACAGCCTCATAGAGCGTTAGCAGATCTGTCTGCATTCAGTATGGAGGAGTTGTTATGACTGTGGATGAAGTGCTATCCCACTTCCCAGACGAAGTGCCAGCAGAGTTTCTTCATGAGGCTGATAATGTAAGGCCTATATATTTGTTTCAAACAGACAAAGAAGGTAATACCGTCTGCGGTAACTGTGGCAGTAACTTTTCTAAATACCACAAGCATTTGGAAATTGGTGAGTGCCCTTGCTGTCATAAGCGGGCCTGTGTGGTACATATGACTAGGTATCGTAAGGCTGAAGCTCAGAGGTTGCGGGAAACCTGGCTGACATATCATTGGGCACCATCTATTAAGGAGCCGGATATATTGACCTGCACTGCTATATTGAGCTGCCATTGGTTCTCTAACACAAAGCCTTGGGAGTCAGAACCCTATAGATATGTGGATGCACGGTATATCTTCATACCTAACAAGGGTGGTTACTACATAGCCAGAAGTACAATGTTTCATCAGAATTTCTTCTATGCAGGGGAATACTATAACACCTACTACAGCGAACCTGCCGAAGCAAGGTGGGTTTTACGGGCAAGCTGCAGGGATAGAATCAGTTCATACTACCGAGACAGCAAAGTAAAAACAGCCCATCCAAACCTTATGCAGATACAAAATGCTGTAAAGGGGCATGCCTTGCAATATGTATTTGACTCTATGAAGGATGCTATGCGGGAGGTTTGGAGGCAGATTGATATAATGCATATGCTGGCTAAATATCCTTTACAGATAGAGTATCTAGCCAAAAGCGGATTTAAAAGTATTTTAATCGATGCCATTCAATCACGTTCAGGACTGGGAGTTGCGTTTAATATGCGTGGCCATACCTTAAAGGAAATATTAAGAGGCAAAATTCCCAAGTCAGATATGAAGTATATTCAGGAACACAATATAAATATACAAACATTACAGCGGTATCAGAAGATTAGGAAGCACCCTATGGGAGCCGGTATAGATATGCAGACAGTTAAAGAGAAGCTGTGCATATGCCATATGATGGATATAGAAAAAGTTATGGAGCATGTAAAGCTAAAAAAAGCCCTGCTGTATCTTGAGAAAAATGACTCTATGTATGGTATGGGCAAAAGCTATGTATTCAGCACATATGCAGACTACCTGCGGGACTGCGAGGAGCTGGAAATGGACTTCACGGAAAAGGCCACACTCTTTCCAAAGGACCTGGAGCAGCTTCATGTAAAGCTGCAAAAACAAATAAAACGCAAGAGAGACGAAGAAGCCGAACGCAAATGGATAGCTAGACAAAAGAAGTTAAAGGCTAAGTACAGCTTCAAGGCGGATGGATATGCAATTGTGGTTCCTAAGAAAATCAATGATTTAATTAGGGAAGGCAAGGATATGCATAATTGCGTGGGCGGCTATATCAGCAGAGTGGCCAGCGGAAAGACTGATGTTGTGTATATCAGAAAAGTGGCCGAGATAAACAAATCCCTTGGCACAATGGAGATATGTGACGGCCGTATCAAACAGGCTAGGGGAAAATATAATCAAGACTTACCCAAAGAGGTACAGGATTTTGTAGATAAATTCCGTAAGGAAGTCCTGGAGAAAAAGAAAGGCAGGAAAACCGCATGAACGAAGTAATGAATACAGAGAGCCAATTGCCAGCAGAGCAGAAGCTGAGTCAACTGGCGGCTGAAATAAATGCTATCAAGGAGCAGGTAAGAGAGACGGTATACCTTTCTACCTGCCGTATAGGTGAAAAGCTGTTGCTAGCCAAGGGAGCTGTAGGGCATGGCAACTGGGGCCAGTGGTTAAAGGATAATGTAGATTATTCGGAAAGAACCGCCCAGAATATCATCACCATATACAAAAACTTTAATAATAAGGAAACAAAGTTATTTGGCACGGTACCGGATGCGGAGCTTCTGGGCAAGCTGAACCAGAGCCAGCTTTTAGCGTTATCTTCTATTAAAGATGAAGAAAAGCGTACTGAGTTTATGAATGAGCACAAAGAAGAACTTCCAGATATGAGCAAGCAGGAGCTGGCCAAAGCTCTAGCTGAATTAAAGGAAGTCAAGGAAACTGTGACCAAAAAAGATGCAGAGGTAAAGGCCCTGCAGCGCGACTTAAGCCGGGCGGATAAGCAGCATGAAGCTATGGCCCAGGAAGTAGAAAAGTATCAAAATCTGTTTGAGGATACAAAGAACCAATTGGAAGAAGCCAAGAAGGCGCCGATAGAAACTACCGCTGTTACCGTTGAGAAGATGCCGGAGGATAAGGCGAAACAGTTAGAAATGTTACAGGCCAGGGTGGCAGAGCTGGAAGCGGTAAAGCCAGAGCGGACTCCAGAAGAAAAACAGTTGATACGGCACTATGAGAACGTTCGTACTGAAATAGAAGCATTATTAACCCAGCTTAGTTATATGGAAGGGGAAAAGAAATATAACTATGGTGCAGCTATTAGAAACTTAATGAAGGGCGTTCTGGAAATGACGGCCTGGGCGGAATAATTATATAGAAAGTATTTGTCTCAAAGGGTTCGATAGAGCCCTTTGGGGCTTGTACTAGGGTAGTAACAAGTGAGGGAAAAGCATATCACTTAAATTTGGGGTAGAGAGTATGAAGAACATCATCAGAAAGATTAAAAGAAATTCATCAAAGAAGAACACAAGGGCAGATTATATACAGGTGTCCTATTTTAATTTTTCTGAGGGTGCTCTTCCAGGATGGGCACCGAGAAAGTATCGTGAGTCTACGCCTAAGCAAAAGAGACTTAATGCTAAGAAAGCAAAGAGATACTTTGAGGCTCTAGTAGAGGCTAACTTCAAAGGCAATAGAGATTTGGTAGTACACCCTACCTTTAGCGAAGAAAATTATCCAGAGTCTGAGGAGCAGGCTCACAAGCTGGTGAAGAATTGGATAGCGAGGTTGAACTATCGTCGCAAGAAGCTGGGGCTGCCAAACTGCAAGTACATAATAGTCTTTGAGAAAAGCCCTAGAGGCAGAATGCATTTTCATGTACTGATGGACGGTCAGCTATCCAGAGAGGAAGTCGAAAACAAATGGCAGTTAGGTTACTGCAATGCGGATCGGCTGAGAAGTGATCCCAAGATAGGCTTGCAGAAAATCATCAGCTATCTTTCCAAGGGTGGGGAGACTGACGAGAAAAACTCCAAACGCTGGATTTCCAGCAAAGGATTAATCAAGCCCTGGGTATCATGCAGTAAAAATACAAAAATATCCCGTAAGCGTTTTGAAGTTCTGAAAAGCATACCAGAGGACTCTGAGCTGTTGCGTGTGACTATAGAGAGGGACAATCCCGGCTATGAGCTGCAGGATGTAGAAAGGAGCGTAAGCGAAGAAACAGGGCAAATGTATTTGTTCTGCCGTATGAGGCTGAAAAAGGTGGAGAAAAAGAAAGGGCCGGAGAATGGGAGAGGTAGAAGAAACAATACACGCTGAAAATATCTGTGCTCTGGTACTGGCCATCCTGAATCCCTGGCCAATGTCAGCAGAGATGGCTTTTGAGAAGCTGGCAAATCCCGGCATGAAAAGACGGGTTGACCATATAGGCATGGCACTTTTGCGCAAAGCTGGGTGCACATGGAAAGAGATAGGCGAGCTGATGGAGATGAATCATCCTCAGTCTGCCTATTGTCACGCGAGAAAAAGAAAGGAGAGGCAAAATGGGAAAATACAAAAGCGTTAAAAAGGCGATGCATAACAATGTCCTTGATAGAATCAACATGAGCTTAGTGGCTTCATCCAGCCTTGACGAAAAGAAAGCTATGAGAGAGATGAAGGAGGAGCTGCGCAAGAGCGGTGCGGGGGCTGCTATAGCTAACAAAAACCTGACCCGCATTGTGGATTTTTGTCGAGCTTACTATGTTCCACTTTTCGCGTGGGTGCTGTACAAAGACTTTGGCTATCGCTATGTACGGCTGGTAAGATTTGCCCAGCAGTTTAATAAAATCATTGGGCTGGTAGCAGAGACAAATGAATCAGACAAGCTGAGACTCCAAGGAGTGGTACTGCCAGAGTCTGGGGGTAAATACCCACACCACTATTTGAGTCTCCATGACATAAAGAGTGATTTGCAGGTGGAGTGTGGCTATTCCTACTTATGGCAGAAAAAGAATGAGGCACCAGCCAAGGCAAGCATTGACGAATACGCGCGCCACCATGCCAGGAATCACGCAATGAGAACGATGGACAATATGAGGCTGATTTGGCTGCATACCATGTGGACCACTTTTGGTTTTGGCAAAAAGCGATTGAAGCTGTGCGAGGAGTATTTTCGTGAGCATATTACTAATCTGCCTTTCAGCACATTCAAGAATATGCTGGAGGAGATGGAGAAGGTTTGCCAGACCAAAACAGATGCCGTAAGTTTTGCAACCAACCGGCGAATCTTTAAAAAGCTGGGTGTTGATAAAGAAGGAGCAACAGCGTTCTTGTAAGGAGGAATAGAAAAATGACAAAGGTTTTAGACAAAGAGAGTAGATTTCCCCAGGACGAGGAAAGAGACGAGTGCAGGTATCTTTTGAAAGACGGTTTATCCGGTGTACTGCTGGAAGTAGCAGAAGGACTGACTGCAGGAGCTAGGAAACATCCTGGGGCCACATGGCGGAGCATTCCTACAGAGGAGCATTTGGCCAGGGCTTTTCGCCACATCTTGAAGTACTGTGACGGGGATAGAATGGAGGATCATTTGAGCCACATTGTCATGCGGTCGCTGATGGCTATGGCCTGTGCCAGAGAGAAAAGCATCCGGGAAAATCATATAAGCGATAAGTAAAACAAGGGGCGGTATGGAGCAATCTGTACCGCCCCTAAAACATGGTCACTTTTTGGGGTGTATGATATGATTTTCACAGAGCAAAAATTTTACACATAAAGTCGGCCGGAAAAATCTAAAAACGCAATCGTCTGCGGATGTAGATAATACAAGGGCTGGGAGGTGATGGATAAAGTGGCAAAGCTTTACAGATTTACGAACGAGAAAAAGAAAAACGTATTTCTTAATAATCTAATATCGTGTGGTGGAAATATTGGCCGGGCGGCTGCTAAATCCGGAATCACCAGGCAGACACATTACAATTGGCTGAAAGAGGATGCCAGATATGCTGCTGTCTATGAGAATGATGTGAGGCCCCAGGCCATATCCGTTCTTGAAGATGAGGCACAGAGAAGGGCAACGGGCTTCGAGGAGGATGTGTACTACAAAGGGCAGAAGGTAGGCACTGTCACAAAATACTCTGATAAGCTGATGGAGATACTTCTAAAAGCTAATGCACCGGAAAAATATCGTGAGCGTTCAGAGGTTAAGAGTGTGGATGGTGACGGGGTAGCTACAACGGCTTGGGAGGATGATGAAGATGGCTAAATATATAATTCCGTATTGCCCTACAGCGTATGCCAGAAAAGTTATTCATCCAGCCCTTGAGAGTCATTCACGGTCTGTGCTGGTGTGCCATAGACGATACGGAAAGACGGTACTTGTTATTAATCACATGATAAAAATGGCTATCAAGTGCAAAAAGAAGATGCCGGTCTTTGCGTACATTGCACCGTACAGAAAGCAGGCAAAGACAATAGCATGGAGCTATCTCAAATACTACCTGCATGTATTGCCAGGCATCACAGTGAATGAAAGTGAGCTTTATGTAGAGTTTGCCAGTATGCATAAGGGATGCAGTGGAGCAAGGATATATATCATGGGCGCTGATAATCCAGATAGTGCAAGAGGTCTTTACTTTGATGGGGTTGTGCTTGATGAGCCGGCTCAGATAAAGAGCGAGCTGTGGGATGAGGTTATACTTCCCGCCTTGATGGATAGAAACGGCTGGGCGGTGTTTATCGGCACGCCTAAAGGGCAAAACCAATTCTATGAGATATGGCAGAATGCACAGAGCGATGATAAATGGTATGCGTGCATGATACGCTGCGATGAGTCGGGGCTTTTTGATGTTGGCGGTCGATATGGGCCGGAAGCATTGGAAACCTTGAAGGCAGAAATGTCTGAAACGAAATTCAGACAGGAAATGTTATGTGACTTTACGGCATCCTGCGAAAATGTGCTGATAACCATTGACGAGGTAACAGAGTCTGCGGGGCGCACCTACACAAAGGAAGATGTGGGCTTGGCTCCGGTAATCTTTGGCGTAGATGTGGCAAGATATGGTGATGATAGCTGTGTTATTACCAGACGTCAGGGCCTTGTATGCTATGAGCCAAAGGTGTACAAGGATATTGACAACATGACATTTGCTGCTTATCTCATGCGTGAGATAGATAAGCATAGGCCGGATGCGGTCTTTGTAGATGCTGGCCGTGGTGAAGGCGTTATTGACCGGTGCCGGCAGATGGGCTATGACGTGACAGAAGTCAACTTTGGTTCCCGTGCATTGAATCCGGAACGCTATATCAACAAGCGTGTAGAGATGTGGGATGAAATGCATGAATGGATAAAATCTGGTGGAGCATTGCCCAATGTTCCAGAATTGAAAAGCGAATTGGTAGTACCAGAATACAGCTTTGATGCTGCCAACAGAATGAAGCTGAGCAGCAAGGAAGACATCAAGGAGATTATGGGCAAGTCTCCGGATATAGCTGACTCATTGGCATTAACCTTTGCGTATCCGGTTCAACCGAAAGGTTTCATTAGCGGGACCAGGCGCGCAATGTGCAATGTAGATTTTGATTTATATGATGATTGAAAGTGAGGATGATAGTATGTGTGGAGGCGGCGGTGGTTCAAGTGCACCAGCAAAGGTAGATCCAACTCCGGTGCAGGTAACAAGTGCTAATACAGGAGCTGACCAGGCAGAAGCAATTGCTAAGAAGAAGCAGAGAAAGCGGGTTAGCACCAGACTTAGTAATGACCGTTACAGTGGTACATTGCTTGGCGGTGTCTCTGCTGGTGATACTAGCGGTACAGTAAGCAACCTGGGCGGGGTGAAGTAGCATGTATGATACAGAGAAGCAGGAAAGAGCACCTGCAACATTGGTTACAACTTCGGATATGGCCTTGAAGCTGAATCTGGAAAAACGAAAGTATCAGGCCAAAGTAAAGCAAATGGAGTCTAACAGGCAGGACTATCTGAAAAGGTGGAAAGCAATTAGAGACTTCCAACTGCCGTACATTGGCCAGTTTGATGATACAGCCGACACTACGGACTATGCACGGAGACGGGATACAAACATCTATCACTCTGTAGCATGGCAGGCTAATCAGGCTTTTGCGGCCGGTGTTATGTCGGGATTAACACCGCCTTCCAGGCAATGGTTCCGTCTAACATGGTCTAGTGATGATATGAGAAATCATCCAGAAGCTGGGGAGCTGCTTGACAAGCGGATGGCTGTATTACAGGATGTGCTGCTGAAATCTAATTTCTATAATGCAATCCATAGTGCATATCTGGAACTTGCCTTTGGGCAGGCTCCTATGGCCATATTTCAGGACAGTGACACAGGAGTGCATTTTGTACCTTTTACCATAGGCACTTACATGATGGAAAACGGGCCGGATGGCATCGTGGATACATTCTGTACAAAGTTTGAAATGACGGCCCGCCAGTTGGTAGATAAGTATGGCGCTGACAAAATCCCTGCTGAAATCAGGGCTGACCTGGATAATGGCGGTATGAAAACAAAATATCGTGTGTGGTGGCTGGTGGAGCCTAACCGCTTCCACGACCGCAACAAGGAAATCATGGATAAGTATCACATGAAATATTTGTCACTGTATTGGCTGGAAGCAGGTAATACAGATACATTCCTTGATATTGGCGGTTTTGAGGAGTGGCCAATACCGGTAGCAAGATACCTTGTGACAGGCAGTGAAACCTATGGCAAGGGGCCTGGCTGGTTTGCGGAAGGTGACAGTAAAGGCCTCCAGAAATTGGAGAAGGACGATATTGTGGCGGTAGAGCTTGGCATCCGTCCTCCAATGATGGGAAGTGCCAGTACATTCAAGCAGGGCATTAACCTGGCCCCTGGCAGTTACACCATTGTTGGCAGGGATGAACCTGTTAAGCCATTGTTCCAGGTGGGCATCAATCTCCAGCACTTGCAGGAAAAGATAATGGACTTGCAGGACAGAATAAAGAGAGCTTACAGCGCTGACCTCTTTATGATGCTAGAGAGGCTGGAAGATAAGCATATGACGGCACAGGAAGTCTTGCAGAGAAAACAGGAACAGCTTCAGCAGCTTGGGCCAGTGGTCCAGCGCTTGCAGTTTGAATTCCTTCGCAAGATTATAGAGCGTGTCTATAACATTCTTGACCGGGCAGGAGTATTGCCGCAAGCCGAGGACCCAGAGTTGGCTATGATAATGAGCCAGGAGGAAGTAACTATAGAGTATATTTCCCCGCTGGCACAGGCGCAGAAGATGGCAGGCTTAACTAATATTGAACAGGCTATTGCATTTACCGGCCAGTTAGCACAGTTTGACCAGTCGGTATTGGACAAGGTTAATTGGACCAAGGCTATTGATGATTACTTCGATATGGTAGGTGCTCCAGCAGGTTTGAAGCGTACTGAGGATGAATTTGAAGCAATTCAGAAGCAGAAGGCAGAAGCAGCTGCCAAGCAGGAACAGCAGGCAGAAATGGCACAGGCCGTACAGCTTGCAGCTCCAGCGGCACAGGCGGCAAAGAATATTACGGATGCTGCCAACGATGGAAATCCAGCTCTTCAACAGTGGCTGGGCGGTATGATGTAAAGGAGTGGGCTATGGGAGCAGGATACGATATTGGAGAAATGCACCAGGAAATTAACAAGGTACTATCTGATAATGTTGCAGGCAGGGATAAAGCAGCTATCAGCTATGTAATGGAAAGCCCAGACGGGCGGTGGTTTGTAGCTAGATTGCTGGAGAATTGCCACATTGATTCTGCTTTGGGTTTGCTCCGTTCTGATGGCAGCATGGTTATGGATACTAATGCTATGCTGGTGCAGGAAGGCGAAAGGCGGGTAGGCTTGGTGATAAAGGAAAACATTCTCAGTATGGGCGATGGTTTATCCTTGTATCATCAAATGGAGTCTGAAAGCAAGGCCTATAACGATCAGCAGGAGGAAATTAAAAGGTCTATCGTATCAAGGTATATGAAGGCAGAGGAATAGGAGGGCATTATGGACAAGGAATTTGGTTTTGATTTTGATTTACAGCTGTTTGGGGAGGCTGGAGGAGATGGAGAAGCAGGAAGCGGAGATAATGCGGGAGATCCGCAACCAGATTCGAAAGTTGAGGCTGGCAAAGAGGAAAGCAGCAAAGGCCAGAAGAATGAAGTCGGAACTGGTAAGGCGGATCAGTCAACGCTGCTTGGAAAAACAGTTGAAGAAACTGAGGCGTATGATTTTAAATCCGTTGTACCGGAAGGCATGGAATACAATCAGGAGCAGGCGGACTCGTTTGCCGCCATAGCCAAGGAGCTGAAGCTTTCCAACGAGCAGGCAAGCAAGCTGGCTGCATACGGTATGAACTATGCCGGTAGTATGACACAGCTTGCCCAGCAGGCGAGACAGAATGAAATTGCCGGCTGGGGACAGGAAGCCAAGCAGGAATTGGGCATTGACTTTGACAGAACCTTGCAGAAGGCAGGCGCCGGCCTTGAGGCTATGGAGAAAGCAATACCTAACCTGCGGGAGGCATTGAATTACACTGGTGCCGGTAATCGCATTGAGTTTATCAGAATGTTGGCCTTTGTGGGTGACTTGACTAAAGAGGATACCTTCAAAGGCTTTGGAGCCAACAGTGGAGCAATCCGCTCTAGTCTGTATGGCAATACTGATTTTGGAATCTATTAAGGAGATGATAAAGCATGAGCGTTTTAGGAACCCAGGCATTGACGCTGAGCGACTACAAGAAACGTATCAACCCGGACGGGACTACAGCATTTATTATTGAGGCATTGGAAAAGGTAAATCCTATTACTCAGGATGCCCGCTGGAAGGAAGGCAATCTGCCTACTGGTAATGTAACTACCATTCGTACCAGCCTGCCTACCCCGTCTATTCGTAAGATTAACCGTGGTATTAAGCGTAGCAAGAGCACCACTAAGCAGGTACAGGATACCTGCATTATCCTGGAGGATCGCTCCAGCGTGGATATTGAGCTTTTGGCATTGCAGAAGGACAAAGAAGGCTTCCGCCGTTCTGAGGATGCTGCTTTCGTGCAGGGCTTTGCTGATGTGGTGGCAGCCAATATGTTTTATGGCAGTACCGATGATAATCCGGATACATTCAACGGATTGAGTGTGCGCTACAATACTCTGACTGATGGCGGTAATGGTACCGCTGGCCACCAGGTTATTTCCGCTGGTACAGCTGGTACTGATACCAATACCAGTATCTACATTGTAGGCTGGGGCACACAGGCCACCTGCGGTATCTATCCAAAGAACTCTGCTATGGGCTTGCAGCACCGTGATTTGGGTGAAAAGACTGTAACTGATTCCGAGGGCCGTGAGTACCAGGCTTTGCAGTCTTTGTTCACTTGGAAGGCAGGCTTGGCTGTACAGAATATCCGTGCAAATGCGCTGGTACGCAACATTGATGTTACTAAGCTGAAAACCGCTGCTAACAAGCAGGCTATCATTGAAGCTATCGTACAGGCCAAGAACCGCATCCAGGGGCTTGATAGAGGGGATAAGCAGATGGCCATGTATGTATCTCCAAGCATTTATGACATGCTGGAGCTGTGGCTGATGGATAAGAACAATGTGCATATTACCCGTCAGGAAATGATGGGCCAGATGCCACAGTTATTCTTCACCGGTCTGCCGGTTAAGAAGTGTGAGGCTATTTCCGAGCAGGAGCCGGCTATTACCTAACAGGAGGTGCTGATATGATTTTCGATGGTGAAAATACATTCTTTGACAAAAAGACTTTATCCAGTGGCAAGCTGCACAGCGACATTATCAAGCTGGGGCCTGGTGAGGCCAGTGATCCTTTGATTCTGTTTGCTGATGTAAACGGTGCCAGCGGGACTGGTACTTTGTCTGTAGCTGTTATTACGGCTGCGGATGAAGCGTTTACCAGACCGGTAACTTTGGCCACATATACAGAGTTACCAATCAAGGCCAAGCTGCCGAGAGGCAATAAGGGTTACATGAAGCTGGAAGCAACCAGCACATATACCGATGGCGAGCTTACAGCCGCGCTGGTGTTGGATGATGATATATTAGATTAAGCCGAGGGCGGGAGACAAAATCATATTTGTTTCCTGCCTTTTTGCTATATCGTCTATCCCCTCTGGGCGGTATAGCAAAAGGACAGGAAAGGAGAAAAGAAAAATGACAAGTACAGATATTTGCAACTTAGCACTGAGCTATTTATCAAAAGGCAAGATTACTTCTATGGATGATAATACGGAAGAGGCTGCACAGTGCAAGATACATTACGACCATGCCAGAAGATTGCTGCTTAGACAGTATCCCTGGGGGTTTGCCAAGCGTACTGTAAAGCTGGCACTGCTTGCCGGCAAGGAACCTGGGTGGGATTTTGCCTATGCATATCCGGCAGGGTGCCTGGCAGTACGCTATGTGTTTGACGAGGAAGGAGCCAGCGCAAAAGAAGAGCAGGTACAGGACTTTGATACAGCTATGCTGACAGGCAATCAAAAGGCACTGCTGACTGATGTAGAACTGGCATGGTGCGAGTACACATACAATGTGAAAGATGTTGATATGTTTCCAGACGAGTTTATAGAGGCCTTTGCTCACTATCTGGCCTGCAACATGGCTATGGTACTGACAGGCAGTGCCAGCATCCAGCAGACACAATTCCAACTGTATCAGGATAGCATAGAGGCGGCTAAGATTTATTCGGCACAGGAGCGAAGGAAGAGCACTGTTTTCCCGGAAAGCTATGCTCAGGCCAGATTTCAATGAGGAGGAAAATAAATGGCATCACCCAACGCGTTTTATTCTATACAGCCGGCATTTACGGGCGGTGAAATATCTGTCGATGTGGCCAGCCGTATAGACCTGGATAAATATCAGGTGGCACTACTACAGGCAGAGAATGCCATTGTACGCCCTTATGGGGCGGTACGGAAACGGCCTGGCATGATTTACTGTGGCCAGACAAAGTACCAGGATAAAAAGAGTATGCTGGTTAAGTTTAACTTTACAGTGACTATTTCCTATATGCTGGAGATTGGCCATAAGTATATAAGAGTATGGCGCAATGGTCATTACCTTGGTATAGAGCTGGATACACCGTATGAGGCAGGAGAGCTTGCAGGACTGCGTTTTGTGCAGTCTGTGGATGTTCTGTATATAGCCAGCGGAAAACACCCCGTAAAGAAGCTGATGAGGTATTCAGAACGGGAGTGGAAACTGGCTGATGTAGATTGGCAGCAGGTGCCCTATGGGGATTTGAATGTTGACGAAGAGAATTTTATAACTCCATCCGGCACAACGGGGAATGTTACGCTGACAGCCGTAAAGGATACATGGACGGCAGAGAGTGTCGGGGATTGGATAAAGCTGGAACAATCCATGAGCGGGCAGACTGTAAGCTGTACCGGCGGTACAAGTAAAAGCATCCTGGCGGGGGATACTTGGAAAATCACATGTCATGGAACATGGAGCGGTACTGTGACGGTAGAAATATCATATGACGATGGTGCTACATGGCTTCAGCTTAGGCAGTACACATCCAGCAACGATTATAACCCTACTGAATCTGGTACTGTAGAAGAGTATGCTTTGGTGCGTGTTATTGTAGCAAAAAGCTCTGGAAGCTGTACTGCAGATCTAACAGTGTATCCATACACGCATGTTGGATATGCAAAGATAACAGGCTTTGTCAGTACCAGGAAAGTAACAGCTGATGTGGAGAAAGCCCTGGGCGGTACGAATAAGACAAACAATTGGTATCTATCGGCATGGGGAAAAAAGCAGGGGTATCCTAGCTGTGCAACATTCTTCCAAGACAGATTGTGCTTTGCTGCTAATGTGAAGTATCCCCAAAGAATATGGATGAGTATGACAGGGGATTATGAAAATTTTTCTGTAGATAAGGAATCCGGCACTGTAACTGATGATAGTGCTATATCAGCTGACCTGCTATCGCTGAGGCCGTATCAGATAACACACATGGATGCCGGTAATGATTTGATTGTATTAACAGAAGGCAACGAGTGGACAATATCAGGCTCTGAAACAGTGACACCTACAAATATCACACCAAGACTCCAACAGAATTACGGCTGTAATGATGTGGAGCCGGTGAGGGTAGGCAATAGATTGGTATATGTACAGAGACGGGGAAGTATTATCCGTGATATGGCATACAGCTATGATACAGATAGCTATGGCGGTTATGATTTAACATTGCTAGCTAAGCACCTTGTACATGGCAAGGAGATTGTAGATAGCAGCTTTGCTCAGGAACCGGACAGTGTTATCTACTTTGTGCGCTCTGATGGCACACTGCTTTGTCTCACATACATTATGGAGCAGAAGGTATATGGTTGGAGCCATATTGTGACCGACGGAGTAGTTGAGGCCGTGTTGGCGGCTCAGCAGGGGAACAATGATGTAGTGTATTGCCAGGTGGCACGGGAGATTAACGGCAAGACTGCCAGGTATATTGAGAAGCTGGATTTGGATAGTGATAGCGAAAATCAGCAGGACTATATCATGCTGGATTGTGCCGTAAGAAAAACATACGAAAAAGCAGAATGTGTTATTAATGGATTAGAGCACCTGGAAGGCCGTACTGTATTGGCGATGGGTGATGGTTATCTGTTTAATCCTAAGACAGTTCAGAACGGCGCTATTGAGCTGGAACAGGCAGCAAGTAACGTGGTGATAGGCATCCCGTACACAATGGTGCTGGAACAGCCTAATTTTAATACATCGGTATCCGGTATGGGCAACATTCAGGGTATGCAGCAGACAGTAAATACTGTGGTGCTTCGTCTGTCTAAAAGCTTTGGCGGGGAGATAGGCCCGGACAAGGATACTCTGCATGATATTGTCTATGACATAGGAGAAATGGATTTAGGTCAGCCCTGCCTATTTTCTGGTGACAAGAATGTAACAATGGGCAGTGGTGGTTTTAATAAAAATGGCAGGGTGTATATAAGGCATGATAAGCCGTATCCGTTTACCCTGCTGTCAGTAGTGAGAGGAGTGACATTAGGTGGAGCAGGCTTGTAAATATAGCATTGTGCCGATATGGGCAAATAGCGATTGGTTTATAGAAAATCTGGTGGAGAATATGCGCCAGCAGGATATTGATGAGATGGATAAGCTGGGGGTAAAGGATAGGTATAAAGAAGTCAAGGAGTCGGTCATGGCTTCTGATGAAGCCTTTGCTGCGGATGATAGTACGGGAAAAGTAATTGTCATATATGGAGTAATTGACAAGGAGCCGGGCGGTCAGATATGGTGCCTGGGTTCAAACATCTTCAACGATTATAAGAAATCATTTGTATGCTGCTGTATGGAGATACTGAAAAGATGGAGGAGAAGATACAAGGTGCTTTGGAATTTTGTATCTAAAGAAAATACTTTATCTATCCGCTGGCTTCGTACATACGGCGCTAAGTTTGACAAGGGATACATGGCAGGAAGCAATGAGTTTTGGAAATTTACAATAGGCGGTGAAAGTAATGTGTAGTTTTACAGCAGGGTTAATAGGTGCCTCTGCACTATTAGGCTATCAGCAGCAGGTTCAGCAGGCCAACACACAGGCCAAGGCTATGAGGGCACAGGCAGAGGCGGATGAACAGAATGCAAGGATTGAAGGACGTAAGCAGGAGCAGATAGCGGATAACTATGCTAAGGAAGCAAGGGATTTGCGCAATCGACAGAGATTGGCCCAGGGTGCCCAGCGTGCCCAGGCAGGAGCAGCAGGTCTTGGCTTTGGTGGTTCTCAGCAGGATATTCTATCCAGCAGTCTTGATGCTTATAGACAGGACCAGGCAACGCTCTTAACTAATCAGCGCAATGATAATTACAACAGTAGAGTGGTGCAGACTAACTATATTAACGATGCCAATCAGAAACGGGCGGCTGCTGATAATGTGGTCAGCCAGGCCAAAGGCCAGCTTGTTCCTACTCTGCTTTCCACGGCTGCAAGTATAGCAGGAGCACAAACACCTACAGCTTCTGGAAGCAGTGGAAGTACAGGGGGAAGCATTGGCAATGCTACTATGAAATGGCGGGAAAATACTGTTAGCGGTATGAGCAATTTCAATGCTGGCAAAAACAGGGGCTGGACTATTACCAATCCCAACAAGAAAAATTATTGGTGAGGTGCCGTAAATGAAGTTTTCAACATATACACCAGCGGTAAAAGCTAACACAATTAATGCCAAGGTATCTACCAGCGTTACTAAGGAAGCCTTCGGCACTGATGGAAGCCAGCTTGGAGCTTGGAGCTCTGCTGCAAATCATATTGCTGGCATTATCCAAAAGAGACAGGATGAGGACGATGCGACGGACATTATGGCAGCCCGCAACGAGATTAGTCAAAAACTGAATGAAAGCCTTTATTCAGAAGATGGTATTATCACTACCGGCAAGGGTAAAAATGCCCAGGGCATGACAGACAGGGTAAATCAGTCTGTGCAGGATGTTACCCAGGAGGTAGCTGGAAATTATAATGGCCGTGTACGCTATCAGCTGATGAATAAATACCTGCCCAAGGATTTGGAGCAGTACGGCAAACTTGGTATGCAGACGGAAAACAAGGAAAGGGAAGCGTATCAAACTGACACTTTCAACGCTAGAATGAGCAACTTTTCAAACAGCATGGCTCTCAGCTATGCGGATCCAGATACTGTTTATGGGCAAATGCAGGAAGCGAACGAGACTCTGAACAGCTGGGCGGATAAGCAGGGCTGGGATGCTGCCACGACGGAAGCCAAGAAAATGACATTCCGTACCCAGACAGTATCAAGTCTTGTTAAGGCCTGCGTGGCTGATGAAAAATATGACGATGCCTACGAATGGCTGAAGCGTGAGAGAAAGAATATGAGCCAGGACGAGTTTAATTCTCTCTATGCCACTGTAGAAAAAAAGAAAAAGGTCAAGGACAAAAAAGACACATCAAGGATTCTGATAGGCAAATTTTACAATCCGGAGACTAACGAGCTGGATATAGCAGGCTTGGAGAAAGAAGCCCGTGCAATGTGTACGAAAAGCAATGGTATATCCTCTGATAGTGTTGAGGCAGGGTATCAGAAATGGGGTGGCCAGACAATGCCACACGGCACAAATGGCTGTGTAGAGGCTGCCGTTAGAATACTAGGTACAGACAATAGCAATTCCTGGATTCAGTCTATACAAGGAGATACTTATGTGCCTACGCTGGTTTCTAAAAGCCAGACGGCAAATGGCGGTCCTGGGGTAATTCCCTATTCTGCTGATCAGGTGGAGCCGGGAGATATGATTATCTACGGAGATGATGATCATGTTGTTGTGGCTACTGGAGGCACTGGCTATGTAGGCAACAGCTCCAGTCAGAATATGGTAATCAGAGGCGGTGATTATCGGGAGATGGGCGGGCAGCAGCCTAGCAAGATAATCAAGTCAAGCCAGCTGGGAAGTGGTGGCAGTACCTTTGATGCAGATAAATATGAGGAGCTGATGGATGGCGTGTACAGCTTATATGCTGATCAAAGCAGATTTTATAATATCGACCAGAAGCAGAAAATGCAGGATTTGGAAGCAACCCTCTCTGGCTGTAACACTTTTGAAGAACAGCGGGCGGCTATCGAAAATTCCGGCTTAAATGCAAAGACTAAGAACACATATCTTAATAGACTGAACAAAGCACAGAAGCAGGCTATAAAGGCTGCCAGCGGAGGAAGCAGAAATAAATCTGCTAATAGATATTTCAATTCTCTGACAGAGGAAGAAGATTTAAGTTTGATAGAAGAATATAACGACCGTATGGACGATCCGGATGATACTATTTCGGCATCTGACCAGAAAAAGTACAATCGGGCAACAAGGCGGTATAACTTCTACCATGGCACAGGTACTGCTGATTTGAACGACACAGAAGTGCTGGATATGATTAACGAAAAGAAAAATGAGGGATACAGCTATAGCCAGATATGGGATATTCTTGAAGGTGTTGTGAGTGATGAAACCAAGGAGTATTATCTGCGGGCGGCTTTTAGTGAATAAGGAGTAATTATGACAGAGGAACAGCGCAATGCGATAAGACAGAGATTAGAGGGTATGAGTGGCAATATACAGCCGGAATACCAGCCAAGAGAGTCAGAGGAAAATGACAAGGGTATATTAGATACCATGATAGACGGTGTTAAGGAGGCGGCAGAGTGGGTGGCTGATTCTGCCGTTGGCCAGTTTATCCAAAATACAGATGCCTATAAAGATACACGGGATGTACTGATGGCCAAAAGCTGGGACGAGGCCTACGAGGCATACAATCGACATGATTTAACAGCTAATATCAATGCGGTAGCTAATGATAATAACAGCTTTTTTCAGCCTGTGGCCCAGGCTATACAGCAAAGCTCTACAGCAGCCGACTATTTCTTTAGTGAGACAGGCAAGCTGTCCCAGGCAAGGACTGTGGAACAGGAATTGGGCATACCGGTAGCTGTTACTATGGCTGATTCGGAGTCGTGGAAAAAAGCCAATGCTATGTACCAGGAAAATCTGGAATATAAAAAGCTGGCAGAGGAAAATGGCCAGCAGTGGAGTATTGACGATTTTTATTCCCGCTATCCTGTTGTGAAGGAAGTGGCAGAAGCGGATCCTGCTGCTGGTGCCTTGATACTGAAAGATGCACCAAAGATAAGACGGGAGCTGGACATTATAGACGGCTTTTCTCAGTATCTAAGCATGGGTAACAAACAGCTGGAATTAAATAATCTTCGGTTTAAATCTCATGGCGGAGATTTGTCTGAAAATGACAAACAGCGTATGCAGGATTTGGAAAAGCAGCTGGATATAGAGCAGAAACTGTATGATGTGAAATTCAGAGATAATCCTATTTTGTATGCTTTGTCGACAGTAGGACAGTCTCTGCCAGAAATGGGCCAGTCTATCTATGCGGGCATGGAAGATGCAGGCGCATGGTGGGCTGCTGGTACTTGGGCCGGTGCTGGAGTAGGCAGTGCATTAGGGCCAGGTGGTGCAGCTGCCGGTGCTGTAGCAGGTGGCGCTGCCGGCGGTATTATCGGCACAGTGAAAGGCGTGGCTAAGGCTGTAGCAACCAGCGAGGCAAGACGGGAAGTGCTTCGTCAGGTAGCAATGGAAAGTGCAGCCAAGGCAACAGCACCTCAGCTTATGAAGGCTGGTATGCAGTTTGGCGCATTCCGAGGTATGGCGGCTCCGGAAATTGGTGATAGATATGATGAGTATAAAAAACTGCGGGATTCAAAGGGCAATCCTCTTTTGTCTGATGATGAGGCTTGGGGCAATGCAATCCTGGGTGGTTCTGCTAATGCAGCTTTAGAGGTAGTGCCTACATTCGGTGTATTGGGCAAGTTGGCCACACCTGGCAAACAATCAGCCAGAGTGTTTGAGGATATTATTGCCGGCCATACAGCAAAAACGCAACTGGCTTCGCATATGGGGGATAGCTTCAGGAAGTTTATGGGTGGTACCTTGAAAGTCGGTGCCACAGAGTCTTTTGAAGAAGCTACTCAGCAAATCTCTGATGATATTATTATGAACAATATCAAAAATGATAATGGTGGCCGGGCATACAGTGAGAAGTATGGTGTACTGTATGATGAAGGCAAGGCACTAACAGCTAAGGAGATTTTGGGCAATGCAATAGATGCAGCCGTGGTGGCCATACCTTCTTCTTTGATTTTTGGTATGGCAGGCTCTATTGGTTCTGGTGCTGCTTCTACTGGCAGATATGCAGCAAGGCAGAGGCATTTGTCTCAGATAGAAGCCAACAACGGAGCTATGGCCAGACATACCTACACAGGTACTATCATGGCCCAGGAATTGCAGGAGGCTGTACATGATAGCGATTTACAGCAGACGGCCCCAGATGTACAGAAAAAATTGATTCATGATAAGGCTGCCGGCACCGGTTTTGAAGTCATGTATATTGATACCGAAATGGCTATGCAGAAAGAGAACGGCAAGGAGGATTTGGCCCAGGTGGCCAAGGCTGCCGGCATTGACGAAGAAGCATTGCAGACGGCGGTAGAAACCAAGGGAACATTGGCTGTACCGTTGGAGTGCTTTGCTCAGTCAGAAGCTAGCTCTGAAATATTGGATGCAGCTTCCTTCAATGTGGAGGCTGATTCTATGGCTAGAATGAGAGAGAATGCAAAGCATACTCTGGAAACCATGAAAGCTAATGCTGAAAAGCTGGTAGAGCAGCAGATAAATTTGGTAAAAACTATTCCCCAGGAGCTGTATCCAGAAGATACCCAGGAAGCACAAGTTTATAGAGACTTGGTAGAGGCTGCTATTGTAACGGATATGGAAAATCCGGCCAGAGGTCTAAAGCAGCTCATCCAGCAGGCAGAGGCAGAGAAGCTGGCCATATTACAGCCGGCTTTGAATTTTCTCAATGATACTCACGGCCAAGGTGTATCCATTATTGATACCGGTGACGGCCGTGGTATTCGTGTGTCTGAAAATGCTAAGTGGTATCAGGATTTCTATCGGGAGCACAAAAGAAAGCCCACCAAGCAGGAGCTTATGGATATAGCTTCTGATATGGTGAGCGGTAAATCAAATATTGAGTATTTCACTGTAACTGATGAACATATGGCAGCAGAGGCCGACAAGGTGTCTGCTGATTTGAGTGCTGTCAATGATAGGTTGGAGGCACTGAACAGCGTAAAAGATAAAGTACAGCAGATTAACAGCACTGAAATGAAGATAGCAGAGTCTATGAGCCCAGAGGCATACAAAGTTTATAGAAACTATATGACTATGCTAGGGAATGCGCCTGGCACTGCTAGCAGAGCTGCTAGGGTAAATGCCGTGCTTCTGGCCCACATGGCAGAGCGATTGGCAGAAAATACCAGACGAGCTACCGGCAACCAGGAATACACCGCTGTAGATGCGGCCAAAAAAATAGAGCTGCAGCTGGGCGGGGCCTATAACAGCGGCAGCAATATGAATCAGGCTATGTTTGATGTATCTAAAAGAGGTGTTTCTTCTCTAAATGGTTTCGCGGATAAGTTAGCTGTATTGGTAAAACAGGGAACAGAGGCATCTAAAGTTATGTGATCTCAGTTAAACCATGCCATCACTAAACACAGCCTAACAGAAGATGATTTAGCAAATATACAGTCAGGAATAAATACTCTTACGGATGTATATACTTCTCAACAAAAAGTGGGAATATTCATGGGCCAACCAGTTTTTGGAAAGACTGCTGTCAACGGTATTGAATATTATATATGCTTAGAGTTTAGCCCTAATGGAGATGTATATTTTCTTACAGCCTCCAAAACAAATGATAAAATGTACGATGAATACAAAAAAGAACATGGTTCTGAACGACTTTGCTCACAAAGTGAACCAGTTCCGCACAGCAACCATGCTCTTTCAATTCCTAATATACAGGAATTATTAGGAATTGTCAAGAATGGAAATACACTCAATCAAATGGCAGGCGAACACGCCAAAACTGCTGCGCTGGATAAATTGGAGCAGGCTAAGGCTATGGCGGAGGATAGCTCATCGGAGGAAATTTATAAAGCTACTGGCTGGTTTAAAGGCCAGGATGGCAAAATGGCTATTCCAGCAAATGCTACTGTGAAGGCAAGCGTTCAAAATACCTTGCATGGTGATGAACAAGAAGTGCAGCGCCAGATTAGAGCCAAGGAGGAATTGCTGAACTCAGAGCCTGTGGTAGAGATTACTGAAAATATTTTAGCCGGAAAAGATAAAGCAGAGCTGAAAAAATATTTTCGTGAAATGTATCAGCACACCGAAGCCGGTGCAAAATATCCTCAGCCTACTGTGGTTTATACAAAATATGGTGAACCAGTCTGCATAACAGTAAATGGTACTTACAAAGAAATGGTTAGGCACTCAGCAGATAAAAGAGTTATTATGCTTATGCCATATTTAAAACAAATATTAGAAAATAGCACATTGATGTTTTCAGAAAAACCTCTTACAGGTAGAATAAAAAAATTAAATTCCGTCACTAATGGCTATAGTAATTATGCCTGCAAAGTATCTATTGATGGGGAAAACGTATTGGTGCGCGCCGTAATAAGGCGATCTACTAATGGCGATTATTGTTATGACATAAATATTGATAATTACCAACAAGAAAAGAAGGACTCTTCACAACCCGTCTGGCCGGATCACAATTCCGGTGCTGTCATGAAGAATCCTTCTAAGTCTGATTCTATTATAAGCGATTGGATAGAAAAAGTCAATAGCCATAACTTATCTATATTATCTGGTAATGGGGAAAGTGTCAAGAAAAATGAAATTTTCAATCAGACGGCTTGGCATGGAAGCCCGTACAATTTCGATAGCTTTGACTTGGGAGCTGTTGGTAATGGTTCAGGCGCCAATATGCACGGCTGGGGCTTGTATTTTGCTGGTAACAAAAAGGAAATAAAAGCATACAGAAAGCTTCTTGGAAAAAAAGGATTTGGCTATAAAGTTGATATACCAGAATCGGATAGCATGATGGATGAAAATACTGTATTCAAA